TTTGACAAATAATTAAATTTGTGCATGAATCAAATTGTTTTTTTCGGTAATTCCCAATTCGAATTGGTCGAAAAAATGCAAGATTGGTTTACTTTGCAGGAACACATGAAAATGTGGATAATTAAATACAATGATTATTTTGATAATGGCAAATTCACCAGAATAGTTTATTTCAAAAAAATTTCTTAATCAGATTTAGTAAATTTATAAATCAATGGAAAAATTTAATAACAACATTGTATATAATGCTATACAGACTCCTGATGGAACTATTCTTCAATCTAAACATAGACACGATTATGTTGACTATACTGATAAAAATGGTCAATATTATAGTGTTGATGGTGGTTTAGACTACCTTAGAAGAGGTTACGATAAAGATGATTTTACTGAATTAAGTAAAACATTTAAGGACTGTACTTTAGATGACTGTACTAAGTACTTAAACTGGGGGCAGAATTATGATAAAGATATGAATAAATTACCTAAAACAATATTTAAACCAATATGTGAATTAACTACGGATCATATAGAAGCTATTATAAATGGTAATTACTGTAGTAATATAATGTATTTGTATGTATTTAATTATGAATTAAATAAAAGAAATGAAAAATAAAGAACAAAAAACAAGTAATTTTGGAATAGCTACTTACATAGCAAAAAAACACGGACACAACATATCTGATATGAAATTAACAGAAGTAGCAAAAGCAATGAATCTGAAACCAAAAGTGCTTATCAAAAATTATAAATCAGTTGTATCAATAAACGAAATTGTCGAATCGCTAAATGACCTATAACATACACGCTATTTTGCTAATTCAATAATTTATATATTTGTGAAATGGTATATAAAAATGGAATCATTCATACAGTCGCATTTTATCAAGTCATTGATCAGACATTGGAAGCACTTGGAATTGAAAAAAATGAAAGTGATTTGATGCAAATATCATTTTTCTTTGACCATTTATCAGCATGGAATGAGGAAGACGATGGAATGACCGGATTGATTTTATCCAATGGAAATAGGTTCGTGATTCCTTACAAATTCAAGGATTTTGGAGCATTTATTGAAGATGTATTAAATATTAATATAAATGAGACAAGTTCAGAGAATTAATATAACTAAAAACCGAATTTTAAAATATTCTGAAAAGAAAAAAAAAAGAATTCTTATCAATGTGCCATTTGACAGGCCTATTTTAGACGACGAGCATTATTATAGATACGAATTTAGTCAAAAAATATACAACGAGACATATTTGCCTTATTGATGGTTAAGCACTATTTTATTTTATTGGCCGTTTTGGCGATTTTCATTGCTACCTACAAGCCAAACAACATTGTCAAGGCTCAGAATCAAAAAAGTACAAAATTTGTTACAATTAGGACCAAAATTGGCAAGGATTCGGTTGCGGTTATGTTTGGGAAATACGATTCGGCAATAAATGGCAAGGTGGTCAAAGTGTTATGGGACGAAGAATTGAAAATTAATAGATTTATTGTAACTTTGCATAATAAAGCTATTTACAATAATAGACAAAATGGACTTAAAAAAGAAAGCATTTATTGAAGCCTACGAGAAAACTTTTGGCAACATAAGTCAATCTTGTAAATTGAGCGGAATTACCCGGCAAACGTTTTACAATTGGAAAAAAGAAGATGCGGAATTTTTGTCAATTTTGGAAGACATTGAGCCTGTTGAGGTATTTATTGATTTTGCCGAAAATGCATTAAATAAAAAAATACAGGATGGCGACACAACCGCCATCATATTTGCATTAAAAACCAAAGGTAAAAAAAGAGGTTATGTTGAAAAAACAGAAACTGATTTAAAAGTTGAAGTAATTAATGTAAGTTTAGATCTTGGCTAAAATCAACTACAAAAGGCCTTTCCTGTATCGGTATCAAAAGGCAATACTTAATTCCAATGCCCGGTACACCGTTACAGAAGCAGCGACAAAGGTCGGCAAAACTGCAAGTCACATCGTTTGGCTATTTGAACAGGCATTAACTTTGAAAACCAATCAACGAGTCTGGTGGATTGCACCCACAATTGGACAAGCAAAAATTGCATTTGACCGCATGAAGGTCCAAATTACAGATAGGTCGATTTTTACGGCCAATGAGACATTAAGGACCATTACTTTAGTCACGGGAGGGATAATCGAATTTAAAACGGCAGAAAAACCTGACAATCTTTATGGAGATGATGTCTTTGCCTCAGTATTTGATGAATTCACCAGAGCAAGGGAGTCGGCATGGTTTGCCCTACGTTCAACATTGACGGCAACAGGAGGCAAGTGTAAATTTATTGGTAACGTTAAAGGCAAAAAAAATTGGGGCCATAAACTTGCCATGAAAGCCAAAGCCGGAGAGGAAAATTTCGAGTATTTCAAAATAACGGCATACGATGCTGCGAATGAGGGCATGAAAACCAAAGATGGCAGACCATTTATTGAGGAGATTGAGTCAGCAAAAAGAGAATTGCCGGAGGCCGTATTCAATGAACTTTATCTTGCAATTCCAAATGACGATGCCTCAAATCCATTTGGTAACGATTACATCAAAAGAGTTATTAAAGACTACCAATTTGAAGAGTCGGCCTGTTTTGGAATTGACCTTGCAAAAAGTTACGATTATGCAGTTATAGTTGGATTGTCAAAGAATGGAAATATTTCAATGATGGACAGATGGCAATCAGATTGGGGAAGTACAAAAAGACGAATAGTTGAGAAGATTGGCAACAAGCCGACCTTAATTGATTCAACCGGAGTTGGTGATCCAATAGTTGAAGAAATACAAACAGGAAGGTCGAATATTGAAGGTCTAAAATTTAGTTCGACATCTAAACAACAACTTATGGAGGGGTTGGCTTTGGCTATTCAAAATCAAGAAATTACTATTCATCCAAGCATGATAACATTGATTGACGAGTTGGAGGCATTTGAGTTTGTTTATACACGAACAGGAGTAAAATACTCGGCTCCAGAAGGTATGCACGATGATTGCGTTTGTGCATTAGCTTTGGCGGTTAAAAGAATGAAGGAAAACATAAAATTCGGCAAAATTACTTATTGGGCATAATTGTAAATTTTTCAAAAACAAATAAATATTTTTGCAGTATGCAATATTTTACAATCAACGGACCAAAACCATTGCAGGTTGAATTGCCATCAAGTTGGGCAGAGGTGACCTTGGAAATTTTTCAAAAAATCTCAGCTATTAAGGGCAATTCAGAAGAAGAAAACAAACTTATTGAGTTGTCGATATTGACAGGCAGACCGGTAAACGATTTTAGGCAATTGCCAAAATCAATTGTCATGCAAATGATAAACTTTGTCGGCAAATTTCTAAATATCGAAAAAACGGAGGTCCCAGAATTTACAGAATTTAGTCATTCCGGAGAAACGTACATTTTGCCAAAGTGGGATTATTCCGAAATGACATTCGGTGAGTGGATGGATGCAAAGACAGTCTCAACGATTAAGGATGAATTTGAGGGCAATGTGTTTGACAATGCTCACATGCTCATTGCCGTTTTGTGCCGAAAGAAAGGTGACAAGGAGTATGATTCAAGCAAGGTCGAAAAAATTGCCGAGTCATTTAAGACTCTTCCAATGGACAAAGTTTTTCTGATTGTCAATTTTTTTTTGCAGCAGAGGACCGAATCTTTGAAGAATTTGGTTACTTTTTCAAACCTCCTATTAAAACCGCAGATAGAGGACATGAACACATTAACCGATTCGGATATTATGGCTCGTTTATTGACCTTGTTGGATTTGGAGGATTTACCAGACAAGGATTTACTCCTGCAAAAAGTGTCGAAATTGCGCCACTGCGTGAATGCCTTACCTACCTTAGTTACCTAAATGCAAAAACCGCTTTTCACCAAGCAAATGAACCCAAACCACAATGACAATATCAGATTTAAGAGATAAAATACAACAGGCCGTTACCGGAGTAGCATTACAGGCTCCATTTACTCAGTTTGACTTTATGGAGGGGTATTTGTATGATATGAATACCATACATGATAGGGTTAACCCATTTGTGATATTGAATATCTTCAAATCAGTTGAGGACAGAATTCAGCCAATTGCTGATCATTCAATAAAATTGAATTTTCTTTACAACATAACTCAGGCAATGGAGGTTGAAGTGGTGCAATATAGTCAGGATTACTACCATACTTTATTCAGTAAATTTGATGTTGACATTAATGCAGTATTGACGGCAATTTTTGCAAATGATGACATCAATTTGAAATCAAATATTACTCGGACCCGGTCACCTTATAACTCAAACCAAAAACTTTGGCTTGTTCAAGTTGAATTCACCTTACAAACATTTAGCGAATGCTTCTTTATTTAGATGTACTTGAAAAAGCAGGAGAGCGGATTGACTCTCTGATTCGGGAAGAATTGTCCGAACAAGGTCATATTGCTACAGGCAAGTTGTCAAATTCAATAAGACATGAGGCAACTGATAGAGATATTAAAGGATATGCAGAAGATTATTCAATTTTCGTAAATAACAGAAGCCGTCCGCATTATTTCAATAAGAAGGGAGTCGAGTCGCTAAAAAATTGGTTACAAGTCAAAGGAATTTCTCCGGATGCTCTTTGGCCAATAATAAAAAAAATCCAACAGGAGGGAACTCCGACATCTGGAAGTTTTAAGTTTTCAAATAATGGCAGAAGAACGGATTTTGTCTCCTTTGTGATAAATAATAAAAAAAACATCGTAACTGATTTAATCAAGGAGCAATTGACGGCCATGTATGGAGTCGAAATAAAGGACATTTTAGGACAACAAAAAATATTGAAATAATGGCAATCACCATAACACAACAACCAAACGCAGATGCTCATTTTTCGGCATTTCACCCATTGCCAATCAAATGCACATCTAACAGGGCAAACATTGTTAACATTAAGGCCGTAGTCAGAGAGGGAAGCACAGGCAATGCAATTGCCACAATTCGCAAACCTTACGATATTGGTACAATTAACAATTTTACTATTGACATTTTCTCTATAGTTCAGTCATTGGTGACTTATGATTTGCCTTTATTCGGGTTCCATAGTCAATGCACAAACTCATATCAATATATTTACCTGAGTTTGACCGAAGAATATTTGTCTGGTGGAATTTTGGTCATTGGCTCAAACGTATCAACAAATAAATTCAATGTCCACAATGTAGCAATTAACAGATTGGAGCAAACTGCAACCGATTTTGCGAGTACAATCCTATCATTTGACAACGGAGAGGCACGAATTCCAATAGGTAGTGAGGATTCGTATTATATCCAAGCTATTAAAACAGGGACATTTGACCATTTGCAAGTGACTGTATATTATTCAAATGGAACTACGGCCACATTCAATGACCCAATTGCATGGGGAAGCGACGAGCGTTGGAATATCAGTTGCGGTCCGTTTTACATTGTCAATGTTTTGGGGGCAAATTCTGACATTGTAAAATATACGGTTGGAATTGCGGATGCCGGAAATATAATTGTATCAAATTTACTGACCTTTGTAATTGACAATTCTTGCTCAATTGACCCTGTTAAATTGACTTATTTAAACCAAAGAGGGGCATTTAATACATTTACATTTAAGACCAAAATAGTTTTCAAGGAAAGTGTAAAAAAAGAACTTTGGAGCAAAAGAAAAGAGGTCGGAGTTGGTTATAGTTTATCTTCAAATACTCCAGAAGTCGGATTATTCAAAGATGAGACAATTACAAAATACGAAATTGAATCTCAACCAATACATTCGGCATTTATGAATGAACTAAGAGAAATTCTTTACTCAAAGGCCGTATTTTTTACAATTTATCAAAGCTATATTGCAAATTATGGCTCAAATGTGGTCAATAATGGCACATTTAACACGATTGCCGGGTGGACAACATCGGTTAGCTTATCTGGTACGCTAAGTTTTGCCGGAAATAAGGTCACATTTTACGATCCGGTCGCAGACTCAATTGCCTTAGTCGAACAATCAGGTATTTTAACTATTGGAGAAACTTACCGGGTTACGGCATCGGTTGCCAATAACAACGGAGTCCAAATTACTGCAAACGGAAACCTATTGGCAAACCCAAACCAAAACGGCACACTATCCGTCGATTTTACGGCAAATAGTACAGGAATTAGCTTTGAACTCAGCAATGGACCAACAACCGGAGGAGTTGAATTTGACAACGTGACTATTTACGCAATTCGCACCTACCAATTATCAATATACTTGCCAATGCTGATTGATGATGGAGAGTATACCGTTGCCGACAACAGGAAGAGAGAAAATAAATTAAGTTTTTCAGCAATTTTCGCAAATAAGAACTACAATGGAATCGGTTGAGCTAATACTTTTAATTAATAATACAAGGTACAATTTACCTATTCCTTACGATACTGATTTTCCTTTGGCAATCAATCGGTCTGTTATGGATTTTGAAGATGTTGGAAAGCGGAAGGGAGATTATACCAAGACAATTAAGGTACAAGCCAATTCAGAAGTAAATAAAGTATTGCAGCATTTATTTTTGTCTACAATTTCGCAAAATGACAACAAAGTTTTGTCGCTGAAAGGTGACACTATCAATGTTCAATGCGAAATCAATGTAAATGGCCTAACCCACACCAAAGGGTATTGTCTAATCAAGTCGGCAAGTTCAACACTAAAGCCAAATTTTTATGAGATAACCATATTCTCCGGAATGAACGATTGGGCAGATATTTTGTCAAAGAAAAAGCTAAGAGAATTGAATTTAGGTCGAACAATTTGGAACTGGGCATACATTAAGGATTCAAATTTGCAAACCAAATCAGAAACTGCAAATCCATTTAATTTTGTCTATCCTTTAATCGACTACGGAGACATTGGCAATAAGCAAAATTCCAACGATGGCATAATGGATTACGAGTTAAGAATTGCTCCTTATATCAGAGACATGGTAATTGCAATTTTTGCTCAAACAGGGTACACGTTGACTTCTGAATGGCTCAAAAATGATGACATAAGAAAATTAATTTATCCGTTTACCTCTGGCAATTGGAAGAGAAGCATGGCCGACGAGTATAATGCAAGGGTCAGGTGGACGGCTACTCAGATTATAATTAACTCGTCTGGATTTACTCTAATTAGTAATCCAAATGCTGAGGATTATGATTATGCAAACCAAATTACTTTGTCGCAAAGTTTGGTCGTAACTCCTCCGTCTTTATTTGGTGGAGGAAATCAGAATTTGACAGGATTAAAATATACGGCAGCCGAAGGAGGAACAATTACAATTAAGGCAAATTTGGATATTACCATTACCGGAAATAACAGTTGCCAAATATGGGTACACAGAGGGCAATCAGTCTTATTACCAATAACAAGAATTACTGATGTAACCGCAGGAGTTGGTAGTGGTAATACTATTTTTGAGCATCAAATTTATGTGTCTCCCGGTGAAACAATAAGTATTTGTTTCTGGCCACTCAATAATGGTTATACTGCAATCAACCCAAATTCAACAATTGAATTTATTGCCTCAGACAATATCGAAATTGGTAGTGAATTTGACATTGCCAATACTTTACCGGATAAGACTTGCATGGAATTTATTCAAGGATTGGCGCATTTGTTTAATTTGGTATTTGACACAGACCCTCTTGCAAGGACCATTACCATCGAACCTATGTTTGCATGGGTTGACTCTGTAGGTAATTCGGTTGATGGGTACTATTTGGGTTTTGATGAAGCGGTTGACTATTCAGCAAAAACTCAGCAACATCTGGAATTGAAGACTGAATTTCTAAGCAATTACAACCAAGAATTATTTTGGAAATACAAAGACGATTCAAGCGATGGAATTTTGAAGGAGAGAAAGGACAAAACAGGCCATATTTACGGAGGCTATAAACATCTTCTTTATAAACGATTTCAAAAAGGCACAAAAACCTACAACAATCCGCATTTTGCACCTACTTACATGGGTTACAGGATAATCGGAAAACAAAAGTTGTTAGTCCCTTTGATAATGGAGCAAATGACGAGTGGTTACGATACTCCAAGCTACAAATGTGAGCCAAGAATACTCTATTACCAATATTCAGATCATGATTCATACTTTGCCGGGAGTACAGGGAGCAAACATTATGAATGGAAATTAGTGGATTCTCTTTATGGATTAAGCTATAATTATAACACAGATTGCCCAAGAGTTTTTTCGGTCGATGTCGATGGAGAAGTGAATTTTAGCTTAAATTTTGATGACATGTTTGTTTTAGATGGCGGAAAATCCTATGGGCTATTCAAACGATATTGGTCCAAAGTACCTCCATTAATAAACGAAGGAGTTAAGGCCTCTGCAATGGTAAAATATGTCGAAATTGACAACCTAAATATGAATTTTCGCAAACTTTGGTATTTACAGGATGTCTATTGGATAGTCAACCGAATAATCGACTACAAACCTCACGAAAAAGTCCATACTAAGGTAGAATTAATCCTAAAAAACGAATTGGGCATGGCCAATGTTCAAAATCAACCAGAAGGTACAGACGGTTGGGCAAACCCATCCGATGCTAGTACAACAGGAGAGACAATTGATTTTAATATTGACGATGAAATTTACACATCAACCGGAGACACAGTCACTACACTAACCAAAGGTCCACAAATCACAACATCGGTTAACACCAGACCGGCTACAAAACAACCACTATTAAAAGGATAATAAAATGGCAGAAGAATTAATTTATAGCATAGTTTTCGAAGGCACAGACAAATCTATTGATGCCATAAAATCTATTGACCAAGAAGTTGCCCGGTTGACAGGCGAGGTTAATAAATTAAATGCCGTAAAAAAAGAAAACGGAGCGTTAAATGATGCCGAAACAAAGGCATTAATTGACTTGAAGGCACAGATAAAGGCATTGAATTCCGACCGGGCGCAACAAGAAAGACAATTAATCAATATTAATAAGTCATTGAATGCGGAAACGGCTTCCTACAATGAACTTACAACGGCCGTTAATGCTGCAAAAGCAAGGCTCAAAGAGTTACCAATTGACGAAACCAACGAGCAATTTAAAGAATTACAACAATTTGTTGCAAAAGGAACTGAGCGTTTAAAGGAATTCGACAAGAAAATTGGAGACAATCAAAGAAATGTCGGCAATTATGAGGAGGCAATTAATCGAGCTTCAAGCAAAATAACCATTTTTGGTATTAATTTAGGAGATTTAAAGGACAAATTTCAATCCGCAAAAGACGGAATTAACATAGTTAAAGGTGGATTTGCTTCATTTGACTTATTAAAGTTTAGTTTTTTTGGGCTTATAATACTTGGGTTAACTGCAATTATAGCTTTAGCGACCAAATTTGAGCCTGTTGTAGAGGCAATTGAGAGAGCATTTGCACAATTAAGCGCAACGGCCGACATTTTTGTAAATCGTCTTATAAAAATGGGAGATGCCATCAAAACAATTGTCTCTGGTAATTTCAAGGAGGGAATTGACAAGTTGAGTGGATCGTTTAAAGGCATGACCCAAGAAATGAAAGGAGCAGCAGAATTTGCCGGAAAACTTTATGATAGAATGGACGAGTTGGACGATGTTAAGCGCAGAAATTTAATCACAGATGCAAGGTCAAGAAAGGAAATTGAGCAATTGTTGCTTCAATCAAAAGACAGGACTAAGTCAGATGCAGAACGGATTGGATTGTTGGATTTGGCCGCACAATTGGAAACAAAAGCATTGGAAAGAAAAAAGAAAGTAGCAAAGGAAGAGTTAGATTTAGCGGTTGCAAGCCTTGTCAATAAATCGCAATTGAGCCAAGACGAAATTTTACTTTTTGCGACAACCGAAGACGCTAAAACTCAGAAGCAATTCGACGAATCCTCCAAAAGAGGACAAATTACAGGAAAGGAGTTGGATGCGATTGCGGAAAAGGCCGCAGCAATTGAGCAAATTGAAAGTGATTCAATTAATTTACAGGAAAGAATTACCAACCGAAGAAATGCTTTGATTGAAGAGCAAAAAAAGGCAAAGGATGACCAAATTGCAAAAGAGAAGGAAGCAAAAGATAAGCAATTGAAAAATGAGGAAGAAGTTGCTAAATTTCAAAAAGAAGTATCAGACGAAATTGTAAAAACAAAAGAGGAAGAAAGAATAAGGGTTGCAAAATTAGCAGCAGAACAATTAGGTTTTTTAAATAAGCAAGTTGAAGAGGAAAGTAGAATATCGGAACTAAGTAAACAATTAAAAATTGATGAATATGATTTGACTGTTGAATTTTACCAAAGTGGATATGCAACATTTAAGGAGTTTGAGGAAAAAAAATTAAACGATCTTAAGTTAGCAAATGAAAAAAAGAAAAAATTTGATGATGAATATGCTGAATCTGTCAAAAAACATGAGGAGGATATTGCTAAAGCCAAAGAAATTGCGGCACAACAAATTAGTGGTATTTTGTCAGAAATAAATAATATTCAAAAACAAAGTGCGGATGAACAAATTGCTGCAATTGATGCACAGGCTCAAATTGAAATTGACAATGTTAATCAAAGCAATTTGAATGAAGAGGAGAAAGCGGCTAAAATCAAAGCAATACAACAACGGTCAGCCAAAGAAAAATACGATATTGAGGTAAAGGCCTTTAATGCAAACAAGGCAATTCAGGCTTTACAGGCAACAATTGCAGGGGCATTGGCAATCGTTCAGGCATTGGCTCAATTGGGCCCAATTTCGGGAGCGGTCGCAGCCGTTGGTATTGGAATTACAACTGCATTACAAGTTGGAGCAATATTGGCTCAAAAGGCTCCGGCTCCTCCGGCATTTGCAAAAGGTGGATATGTCTCTGGTGCGGGATCGGGAACATCGGACTCAATTCCTGCAATGCTGAGTAATGGAGAATCCGTAATTAATGCAAGGTCAACATCCGCATTTGCACCCTTACTCTCTGCGATTAATCAATGGGGAGGCGGTCGGAAATTTGCAGTTGGTGGAATTGTTGCCCCATCTTCATTTAATCAATTGGCTGAAAGCAATGCCAGAGGTCGGTCATTTGATGTTATAAACAACCGAATAGACAGAATAAAGGTTTACCAAGTCGAGTCAGAGATGAGTTTAAGTCAGGTCAGAGTTGGAAATATTGAAGCAGAGGCAACATGGTAAATTTTTTTACTATATTTGCAAAGGTTTTTTTCATTGTTTTATTAAATTTGTCAAGAAAGGTCGCAGTAAAATGTGGCCTTTTTTGTTTATTTTTGCACATGCAATTGTCTGAAATTGATAAGTTTAAAGAGATTATTAATTTGTCAAAGTATGACAAGTCAAAGAATTTTAGGCTTTTGCACAATTGCAATTCTATCCTAAAAAAATACCAGATAGGAGGAGTTGATAATTGTTTGAACTGTTCTTTTTTTTTAATTCAAAATCAATGCAGAAAATACCTAAATCAGATTTAATTGATGCAGCCGAAAAAGGCTTATTTGATAAGGGGATTCGGGAAAGAGCAATTGTTATTTATTTTGAAAAGGAATTGAGGAAATGCGGTGGCATTGCGGACCAAGCGGTCAAAGAAACATCAATAAGGTTTGGCATTTGTGAGAGGACAATTTATTCTTACATAAAATCATATCGGTCATAATTGTAAGTTTTGCAAAGTTCAGACAAATTTATTGTTTGATTTTTGCGTTGTGAAAACTATAAATCTATTTGGCGAAATCGGTTGGGATGTCACTTTGCAAAGTGTAATTAGCGACATGAATGGCTACGTTGGGGATAGTTTGACAATAAACATAAGCGGTCCCGGTGGATATGTTGACGAAGCATTTGCAATTTATGGCTATCTGCTTAATTGGAAGAAAGAAAACAAGGCCAAAATTACATTCAATATTATTGGCACATGTGCCTCTTGCTCTTCATTCATTCCAATGGTCGGAGACGAGATTGTTGTAAATTCTGGAAGCCGTATGATGATACATTTGGCATCCGCATTTGGTGGAGGCAACTCCGAAGACTTGCGTAAAATGGCCAACGATTTAGAGTCTTACTCAAATCAAATTGCAGACATTTATCTGAAATCTAACAAGAAAGGTAAAACTTTAGATGAGATCAAAAATTGGATGAATGCAGAAACATACTTTAATGCTCAAGAATTAATGGACTACGGATTTGCTACAAAATTTGAGGATGTCCGGGCAATTGCAAAAATTAAAAATAATAACGATAACCAACAAATAAACATGTCTAAATTAATTGACTCAATCATGGCAAAGGTTCAAACCTTATTAGCCGTAAAAAACGAAATTACTCCTGTAAACATTGACGGATCATTAGAGGATGGCACTCCGGTCCTAATTACTCCTGTCGACGAATCACTTGGTGTGCCTGTTGCCGGAGATATGGTTTCTCCTGCATTGCCAGAAGCAACAATCGTTGTAATTGGTGGCGAAAAATACCAAATTCAGTCAGACGAAGCAGGTTTAATTCTTTCCGTTGTTGAAGTAATGGAGGAGGAATTAATGTCTGCCCAAAAAGTGAAAGAAATTGTTGACGAATTGTCTGCAAAATTTGAGTCTGACCTTGCTGCACTAAAAAACGAAATAGAGGCTATCAACAACGAGAAAAAAAATCTGAGCGATGCTCTTGTTGCGAAAGATGCCGAAATTGTAAATCTAAAACAAGTTAAAACTCCTGCAATTGGCAAAAAAGCCAAAGAGACTGAGCCAAAAAACTTGTCAGTAAAAGAAAGAGCATTAAAATCAATTGAATCCATAAAATAACCCCTAAATAATCAAATAAAATGGCATTATCTTACTCAACCAACTCCTATATCGGAGAATTCGCTAAAGAAATGGTTGCCGACATATTGTTGTCTGGTGACACTATCGAATCTGGAAACATTTCTGTTCATCCTAACATCAAAAAAGCAGAAAAAATCCAAACAATTTCAACAGATGCAATCTTTCAAAGCAGAGCAGATAGCTTCAACGCTTCTGGAACTACAACTGTAAGCGAAAGAACTTTGTCTCCTGTAAACTTGATGTCTCAAGATGTTGTTGGAATCAATGCGCTTTTAGCTGCATACCAATCAGCTCAAATGCTTCCCGGTGCAAACAACAATGATTTGCCAACGGAAATGGGCCAATTCCTTATCAATCGCAAAGCAGAAGTTATCAAAAACCAAATTGACGAACTTATTTGGAGAGGAGACGTTAGCCTTACAGGTAACTTAATCCGCAAATGGCACGATGGTTTAGTTACTTTGGCAGAAGCAGATTCAGCCGTAACAAAATACGATGCCGGAACAGGCGCACTTACCCCAACATCTGTTTCAGTTGGTGCAACAACTACTTTAGGTTTTGCAGCCGCAGTTACAACTTTGTACGTTGGTGACAAAGTAAAATGTAAAGTGTTCACCGGAGCAGATGCCGCAACTTTAAATGACCTTACTTTTAATGTATTAGATGTAAGCGGTTCAAGCGTGGTAATTGATGCCGTAACTACAGGTCTAACCATTACTACCGGAGCAAATACTCGTTTACGTTTTATCAACCAATCAAACGTGTTGTCTTATCTTGGCAACATAATGAGAGTTAGTTCTGAGGCCGTAGTTGAGTCACCAGATTTTCGTATCTATGTGCCTGTCCATGTTGCAAATGCTTACATTGATGCAAACATTGCTGCAGGATTAAGTGGTTCAACTTCATGGGAGCGCAATGGTCAATTAATCTACAAAGACAAGGTAATTGCTAAACAAAAATACTTCCCAGAAAACACAATTTTTGCATCAAGAGTTGGCAACTTGTACTTTGGAACTGACCTTGTAAGCGATCAAAACGAAGTGACTGCCAAATACATGAAAGAGACTACTTTAGATGACGTTTATCGTTACTCTGCAAAATTCTCTTCATCCGTTAACTACGGCTTTGCAAGTCAAATCAAAATGGTTCGCGCCTAATTAATTAACATAGTGGGGAGGCAACTCCCCATTTTAATAAATATAAAACATGGCATTAACAGTACAAGGTGGAGGCATAAATTTAACTTGTCCAGACCTAAAACAATTCGGTGGGGTAAAAAAATTATTCTTGGCAAATCAAGAGGACATTGTAAGTTGGACTCCCGACTCTACCAACACACACGAATACACTAATATAGTATTTGCCTCAGCAGGTGTAGGATTCGAGCAAATCGAATTTAAGCCGGGCGAATGTTCTTTAAAACAAGCCGAAGCAAAGGTAGACTCTGGCGCATTGGTTAACTCAATATCAATCGAATTCGCAGAGCCAAAACTTTGGACGAGCAATTTGAAGAAATTGGTTGACATTGCCAACAATTGTAAACTTGTTGCGGTTTGTGAACTTTATTCCGATTCTACAAACAAATTTTTGGTTGCCGGATTTGATGAGGTATTTACCGACGAGTCTTTCTTAGAAGTTACCAAATCTGACTTTGATAGTGGTAAAAAGAAAGAGGACAACAATGGTTTTGTGATTACTTTGGAGGGCAAAATGGGCGAAAAATGCCGTCAATTGACAGGCATAAGTGGGGCCACAACTCCTGCAGTTACAGTTGTTGAAATTGAGACTGAATTAGTTGCAGCAACATCAATCTAATGCTGAAAGTTAAAGAAAAATACAAAGGTCAAACATTGACCATTCTTGGAATTGGTTGCGTTGATTTGGACAAATTAGCGCAACCGATGCTCCAAGTAATTCAAGAAAAATATCCGGATAAATTCGTTGAAAATGCAAAATCAAAAAAACCTGCCAAAGACAAGGCCGATATTTGAGGTTGCAAATTTAGGAACTCCGAAAATACCTCAGCCAGTTACCAATCTTAAAAGGGTTGCAACTCCTTACATTCCTTTTGGCGATCAAAATGACTTTCCGCAAAATGTTGCCGAATTATGCAGAGAATCTGCAACTTTGGGGGCAATTATAGCAAGTAAAGGAGATTTTGCAGCAGGGGATTCATTTCAAATAATTTCTAATCCAAGCATTGAGGCATTTTGTAAGAAAATTAATGGCAAAAATCAAAATTTAACTCAATTTATGGAGTTGATTTTTATTGATTATTACCTATCTGGCAATGCTTATATTAGAGTTTGCAGACCAATAAATTCAAAAATACTTGCTGAATATTCGATTGAGCATATTCCTCAGCATACAATTAGATTAGCTTCTAAAACTAAAGGTTTTTATTACGCAACAGATTGGACTCAAAGAATAAACATTGATGAGGTAATTGGAGAATTTCCAAATTTTACTTCGATTGATGAGACTTATGAGCAAAGTATAGTTCATTTGAAAGATTACGTTCCCGGTTTTGATTTTTACGGATTGCCGACATTTATGGGTGCAATGCAATATGCAAAATTGGAATATTTAATTGGCCTTTACAATAATAATCAGTTTGACAACCAAATGCTTCCAAGTGGAATTCTGGAGGTGGTAACTGCAAACATGGAGGAGGCCGATGCAAAAAGGTTTATTGGAGACATCAAAAACAAATACACCAATGTCGAAAAAGGCAATAACGGCAAAATCTTGGTTGTTAGCAAGGACTCAAACGAAAGTAAGGCATCTTTTACCCCAATTTCGCAAGAGCAAGAGGGTTCATTTAAAGAATTAAAGGCAATTGCAACAGAAACAATAATAACGGCTTGTCAATGGTTTCCATCATTGGCCGGAATTGCGACAGAGGGAAAATTGGGAAGCAACCAACAAATTGCACAGGAGTTTGAGATTGCAATTAGGCATGTGGGCAAATTGCAGAATAAATTTAAAGAAGCGTTTAGGGCAATAATCAATTTAACCAATTCTGGAGATTTTGATTTAAAGATTATTACTAATAAGCCCGGCAATGCAACAAAATTAACTGAAAAGGTAAATTCTGACCAAATTGTTGCATTCAGAGACTTATTAAATGCTGCAATTGATGCTACCAACGACCAAAAAAAGAAAGCAATATCAAACGCATTTGTGATTTTATTTGGATTTACAAAGGACGAAGCTAATTCAATGATCTATGGCACAGACATTATTAATCTCAGCAAGTGATGTGGTTGCGGAATGCTTCACAATGACCAAAACGGACACAAGTTTGGTCAAAAATACGCATATTGAGGCGGCACAAATCAATTCAATAAAGCCAATTTTGGGTGATACTTTATACGCAACTATAATTGCACATAAAGCGGCCAACACATTGACGGCAAACGAAACCATTCTTGTCAATGACTATATTAAATTACCGTTGAAATGGTATTCCTATGCGAATTGCCTAATCAATATATTTAACCAAACAGGCTCAGGAGGTATTGTCAATCACAGAGACGAATTTGGCAACCAAGTTAGTGCAAGTGGATTTAATTTAACTCAGGCAGAAGCCAACAGAATTGGAGATACTTACCGGGAAGTATTGAAAAAATATTTGGATGACAACTTTACTTTGTTTCCAGATTACAAAAAAGCAACATTTGTCAAATCTTTTGGAATAATTGTAGATTAAAATGGGAGTATTACACGCAAATTTGCCCGATGACCAACTGCACAATCCAAAAGGATTTGCGGGTGCTGACAATGAATCTGTTTGTTACAAAAATTCGTCTGGTGAATTGGAGTGGATTGGAAAATCTGCATTTTTAAACGCAGGTATGTCAATGATTACCGGAACAATCGTCGGAACTCCGTCAATTATTGCAGATGCTGAATTAGTCGGCAAATCAAAGGCATTTTTGATTGTCGATAATATTTTTAAGGGAATTTTTACAATTCTAAGCGGATTGGACACAGTTAACGGAGAATTGACAGGAATAACAGGATTGGAAGACACACAGATTTATTTTATTTTGGCAATATGAAAAAACTAATATTATTTTTTAGCTTAATTTATTCGATTGTAGTTGGACAAACTTACAATTTTAACGGCACTCAGACATTTAAGTCAAATGTCGGAATTGGAACTGCAACCCCTACCAAAAAATTGGAGGTAATTGGTACAATTAAAGGGGATTCAATTCAAGCGACAAGGCTAAAAATTACTACAGGTGCATCAAACGGATATTTGTTAAAATCGGATGCAAATGGCAATACTTCATGGGCTAATCCATCAACTTTAGGAATTACAGGACCAACAGGAGCGACAGGAGCAACCGGAGCAGACGGCCAATCTGCAAGTTATTACGAATATCAAGCAAGTACAAGTCTAAGTTTACCTCCTGCAAGTGGTAGGGTGACATGGAATAACGCAACTCAAAGTTCAGCTACAAACATCTACATTAACCATGTCAATTCAAACGGAGTCGATGTTGAGGTTTTAATTGGATTATTGCAAAGTGGCAATAAAGTAATACTACAAGACGCTAACAATTCAGCCAATTATCAAAAATGGACAGTTAATGGAAGTGTAACAGTGGTTTCAAATAGCTATATTCAAATTCCGGTAAATAGCTATGTTGGAACTTATTCATTTCCAAACAACCATTCCATAATTGTTGCAATTGTAGCAAGTGGCGCACAAGGAGCAACAGGACCAACAGGGGCAAATGGTGCAACCGGAGCAACAGGGGCAACAGGAGGAGTTAGTGGTTTGACTGTTGGAAGCACCACAATTACAAGCGGAACAAGTGGAAGAATTCCTTACAACAATAGTGGAGTTTATGACGAGGATGCCGGATTAACTTATTCATCCGCAAATAAAAGGCTGACTTTAGGTGGAACAACCGCAACAATTCCGTTGATTGCAAGAAATTCAACTTGGTCAACTAACTTTATAGTTAACTCAAACAATGGCAGAAGTAGCGGTGCAATTGGATTTTGGAACGATGCCCTATCCTCAGCAATGAGGATGTCAATTTTATACCGTACTGAGTTTTCGATAGTTGATGAAAACGCAGGTGCGGCTAATATGTATATTTTTCCGACAAGTACCTATTTGGTTAATCAAGTTTCGGTCAAGACTGGCTCAGCACCAACGGCACACTTGCATATTGCTGCCGGAACTGCATCATCTGGCAACGCACCGTTAAAACTAACCGCAGGGACGAACCTCACAACACCCGAAAACGGAGCATTTGAGTTTGACGGATCGTTCCTTTACTTTACTTTAGGAGGCACACGTTATAAAGTCACATTAACCCCATAGTCACATGAAAAAATTACTCTTTATTTCAGCATTATTTTTTGCCAATTCAGCAATTGGTCAGGTATTTTATTTAAATTATACTTACAATAGTATTAAACCAATTGGGGATTCTTTGCAAGTGAATATCACAACCAATTACCAAGTTGGAAGCATAATTAATACAATAGACTGCAACTTTAAAGTTGGAAAAAACAAAACTTGGTTGCAATTGGAGGCAATATTTGAGCAGAAGAGTTATGAATGTTTTACTGACTTAATTGGGAATTAATGGACATGCCACAATCTGCAAACTATGGCAATATCTGTAACATTGCTTTCATTTTTTTAGAAATGTCAAAGGAGGCATTGGAAGCCAATTTGGGAATTTTACTAATAATTTGTCAAATATGTTTGGCGGTTTGTGGCTCAATCTTCTACTTTTTATCAATCAAAAAACTTAAAAAAAATGCTTAAAGTTGACAAGGCTTCGCCCAAATGGTATAGAATTTTTAACACAGTTTACCCAATCGTGGAAAACGCAGTTATTGCCGGAGCAATGATTTACGATGTCGAGTCAAATGCTAAAGGTCTTCTTGTTTTCAAACTTGCATCGTCTACAATTAGGCAGGTTATTGATGCGGTAATCGAAGAAAAATGAAAGATATTGTATTGCCATATTTAACCAAATTTCCAGAGGTAAATACTTGGACTTTAGCTAAAATGATTGTTGCAAAATATCCGGATTTAAAAGCCGACAACGTGCGAAGTGTAATCCGTTATTATAGAGGCAATAAGGGAGTTGAAGCAAGAAAAAAAGCATCAAACAAACAATTTTTTCGTGCAAGTGATGGAAGCTACAACCTTAAGGCGGTCAATATTAGCACACAAGATTTTATTTTTCCGCATAAGAAGCCGTTAATAGTAAGCGACATTCATTTACCTTACCACGATATTGATGCTATCGAAATCGCACTTGAAAAAGCGTATAAGAATAATGTGGATAGTATCTATTTAAATGGCGATATTTTAGACTTCTACCAAGTCAGTCGATTTACGAAAGAAGGTGGCGCAATGTCTATCAAGGAGGAGAGAGACATGTTCTTTGAATTTATAGGTTGGATCAAAAGTAATTTTGATGTCCCAATATACTATAAAGCCGGAAACCATGAGGAGCGGTTGGCAAAATATATTAATGACAAGGCTCCAGACCTCGCGCAATTGCCCGAATTGTCACTAAGCGGATTTTTAAAGTTGGATGAGTTAGATGTTCAGTTTGTCGATGGCAGACAAAAGGCATTGATGGGCAAACTTATTGTTGTTCATGGACACGAATTCGGCGAAAGTATATTTAGCCCGGTAAATCCTGCAAGAGGTTTATTTCTTAGAGCCAAATCAAGTACATTGGCTGGTCATAACCATCAAACTTCTGAACACCACGAAAACAATCTTAAAAACGATTCTATGGCTTGTTTTTCGACAGGATGTCTTTGCCAATTAACTCCTAATTATCGGCCATTTGCATACACAAAATGGAATCATGGCTTTGCAATTGTGGAAATTGATGCGGACGATACTTTTGAAGTGAGTAACTATCGAATTATTGACGGAAAAGTAAAATAACATGCAACGGCAACTTTACGAATACAACAAAAACCAACAAATTCCTGTCGATTCTATTATTAAGATAGGGGAATCAGTTCTTTCGTTTATTGTGGCACTATTTGCAACAAAAAGGAGCAAAGACAAACGATTGGACGACTTGGAGATTACTGTTAAATACATTCTAAAAAAACTTGAAAATGACAATAACTTTGGAATTTGACAATTTCGAAGATGCTCAAACGGCAATGAATGGCCATATTTACCAAATGGCTATTTTTGAATTTGACCAATATATTAGGTCGGAGACAAAGTACAATTCCGACAACATGTCTGAAGAAACTTACATTGCCTACAATCATTTAAGAGAAAAATTAAGGGAAATATTAAACGAAAACAATTTAAGCATAAGATAACATGATGATAAGTGAGCATTTTGATGTAAGAGAGTTCGTCTCTCCGGAAACATGGGAAAGAAACGGAGCCGATTCCGTCAAATTCATTGATCCTAAATTAGTGGCATTGGCAGAATTTCTGAGAAAGTATTTTGGTGCAAGTGTAATTATCAATAATTGGCACACCGGAGGCAATTTTAAAAATCGAGGATTTAGAGATTACGATTCAAAAGTAGGTGGGTTTACCTCTCAGCATAGGCAAGGCAAGGCATTTGATTGCAATATTAAAGGCTTTACAATTGCAGATTTGCATAAAGCTATAAAGAAAGACGAGCGGACCTTTTACAATGCCGGATTAAGGAGAATTGAGGACATAAAAGATGCACCAACTTGGCTACATTGCGACATCAAGGACGGAATTGACAATAAAATTGTGACATTTAGGGCGAAATAAAAAAATTGCTATATTTGCAAAGATTCTTTATTTGCTGACCCATTAAAGAAAAAGGAGACCAAGAAATTGGTCTTTTTTTTTGAAAAAAAATTTGCAGAATCAAAAATCTGTATACATTTGCGCAGTCAGTAAATAAATTATAATGGAAACAATAATCTTAACTCAGCCGTCTTTGCGAGGCTTCAAATATTCGCAATGCTTACCTCTATTGTCGGTAATTGCCGACCAAAATGGACTGAATTTGTCCAAAATTCGGGATTTTCGGATTGCTAAGAGAATTTTGCTTATAAGTATGGCCCAAAATTAATATCATGGGCAAAAAATCAAAAATTTTACTTATGTTTTATGTCATAATGGTATTTTTTACTTACATGGCAATCGAATTCTTTAAACATGCACAAATTTCTGTCAATCCATCTGCCAAATCTCATTATTCGCAATTTTAAAGCGATTTTTGAGTATTTCTTGGCAATTTCAATCATTTTATTAACTATTTATTTTTTTACGCTAATATGAATCTTTACGACTATTTACAAATTCCGCAAACTGAGTGGCTAATTGCCGACGAAACTGAGGCCAATTGGTTTTTAATTCATGTTATGAATGCCAACATTTACAAATATACTGTTAACCGGGGCGATTATTTTTATGAGTTTACCTTAAATGCTCCAGAATACAACTTACTCAAACTTAAAAAAACATGGTCCAAAAGAAAGGAAGTTTCTCAACCATTTAGTCTATTCGCTGCGGTCCATGCTTTGCAGGATCTAAGGGAAAAACATATTGGCGAAAAGGTCACAATCCGGATGGAAAGCCATGCCAAATGTTCGGATTCTTCCCTATATTTAAAGGAGGTTGGATTCAAGGAATTGAATCAGTTTAAAAAAAGTTTATATTAATCAAATTAATTGTTATATTTGCAAATCTTTAATCGTCAGCAAAATGTTTTACAAAACCGAAATGCATGTCATTGGCTATGTCTGCCAATTCTGCAAACAATCTTATCTTGATTCTGAATATCATATCGACATGGTAGACCTTTGTCCACTATGCGATGAATGTTTTGAGTCAACCAATGAATTAATCTATAAATACGAAGGCAAAGCCGAATTTGATAGGCTATTTGCGAAGTATGGTCGCAAAGCGCAATGGGATTGCAGCGAGGACCAATTAATTTTTAAGTACGAGGACATTTACGTTTAATTTTTAATACAATGATAAAACCAAAAAACATCGCCATACCTATGGCACAATTTGAGGATTTGACAGTTGGCAAACAATATGTCATTGAATCCGTTTCGGCAAAAGAATTCATTATTATAGACGATAATGAAGATTTCCAAGCCTTTCCGCTAAATATCAAAGGATTCAAATTTGATAAGCCGGAGCAAAGACTTATTCAGACAACTAAATTGGAAGTCATGTCTAACTTTCTTGTTACTTATGAAATTGTTAAAATTGAGGACGGCATGAAGGTATTTGTTCGGACACTTGAGCAGACGGATATTCAGAATTTCCGCAACGATGTCGAGCATGAATTGGAAAATGCAATTGCTAACCCATCGGATTGGGTTTTTCGAACTATTTGGGAATAATTAATAATCAATAAATAAATAAAAAAATGAATCTCACAACTAAAGATTTTTTCAAACAAGACTCGGTCCAATCTAAATTCAAAGAACTATTGGGCAACCGGGCAAATCAATTTATCACATCGGTTTTGCAAATCGCAAACAACAATGCAATGTTGTCAAATGCGGATCCGGTCTCAATATACAATGCTGCGGCAACGGCTGCGGTCTTGGATTTGCCAATTAACCCTAATCTCGGATTTGCTTATATCATTCCATTTAATGAAAAACAAAAGGATGGAAGCTATGTGAGTAAGGCACAATTTCAAATCGGATACAAAGGATTTATCCAATTGGCTCAAAGGAGCGGTCAGTTCAAAACTCTTAATTGCGTTGCAGTTTACGAGGGTGACGAGGATGGGGATGTTTACCAGAGATTGATTAACATTATTCCAAAAAAGCCAAGCACCAATAACATAGTTGGATATGCGGCATTTTTTCAGTTATTAAACGGATTTGAGAAAGTGTACTACATGGATAAATCTCAAATTGAGAGCCACGCTTTGAAATTCAGTCAAACCTACAAAAAGAATTTCGGAGTATGGAAAGACGATTTTGACTCGATGGCTAAAAAGACGGTCATAAAATTGCTATTGAATAAATATGCCCCATTGAGCATTGAAATGCAAAAGGCGGTTATTACGGACCAAGCTATTATTAACGATGTTAATGGCGAGGATGTGACCTATTTGGACAATATTGCCAACCGACCAGAGAAGCAAAATCCAAAGGAAATTGAGCAGGAAAGATTGTGCCAATTAATAAAATCCTCTAAGTCGATTGACGATTTAAAGAAAGTTACAAAGGATGCCATATTTGGCGAAAAAGCTAACCAATTGTTTGACCAAAAATTAAAGGAATTAGATGTTTAACAATTATTTATTCAGGTGTTCGGGCCTTGGCTACCTAATGACTGAGGCCCGGTCGAAGTCGAAAACCTTATCCGCAACCACAAAGAGTTATCTAAGGGACCAATTTATCAAAGTTAGGTTTGGAAGGACACAAGATTTGTCTAACAAATACTTAATTAAAGGAATTGCGGTCGAGGATGACTCAATAACTTTACTTTCGATGCACATGAGAGAAATGCTCACCAAAAACGAGGCAAAACTTACAAATGATTATTTGTCTGGAACTCCGGATTTAATTTATGGAGATGTTGTAATTGACATTAAATCAAGGTGGGATATTTATTCCTATTTCAAAACAATTGACGAGCCAATGGATAAAATGAACTATTGGCAACTTGTCGGCTACATGGAACTAACCGGGTGCAATAAAGCCAAAATTGTCAATACTTTAATTAATACTCCATTTGAGCAGATTAATAGTGAATTAAAGCGAGAGCAATACCAATGGTCCAATTCCGTCCCGGCATGGAGAGAAATTGAAATTATAAAGAATTTGGTTTATGATTTCGAGACATTTGACAGATATGTTAATATGGTCACGACGGTCCAATCAGATGATGATAAAAAAATGTTTGATTCATTTGTTGAAGTAAATGGCCGGGTTAATATTGTTGAGATTCAGCGCAATGATAAAGATGTTGAGGACCTTTATAATAGAATTTTTGAGTCAAGAATTTACCTAAATTCTCTATGTAATAAATTCAGCAATTAATTTTTTTTTGCCTAAAAATCAACTACTTACATTTTTTTATTATAATTATTTTTGGTTGATGTATACACATATCAAAATGGGATATATCTTTGTCTCATAAAATTAATACTTAACACAATGAAACAAATGACCAAAAACTCCGCTCTAAAAAGATTAAACAATCTTACAATTCTGTCGGATGACAATCTTCGACCAATTTCAAAGAGGTCGCTAATCTACCAAACAATTGCCAACGTGATTGAAGGAGAAAATTTTATTAGACCATGTTACTCAACAGGCTCTGGTAAATGGACCAGAAATGTTGACAATACATGGAATTTTGAAGCAGCACTTAGGCGCATGAATTTTGAATTCACATCCACAAACGATTCTCCAAGAGGTGGCATGTTAGGCAAACTTATTATTGTAACAACTAAAATCAAATAGCCATGATAAAAGATTATCAAAATTTCAAAGTGTTATCTACCAAAAAATACCTAAATACGGCCAATGACTACATTGGAGTCGAAGTTGAGCATTTATTTTTTGGAAAAGGCATAATTGTTAAGGCCAAAGACAATCTGGACAATACCGGGTACATGCTATTGATTCAATTTGGCAAGGAGTATTTAACTATTAATTTCACAAACATAATCTAATGGGATCCGGAGGTAAACGTGCAAATAGTGGCCGTAAAAAGGCCTTAATTCAAAAGGATGTTGTTTCCTTTCGTGTGCCAAAACCAATTAAGGCAGATTTTAAGAAATTGGCTTTAGATTTGATTAAAGGTTTGCAAAATAATGACCTAAATATTTAAGGTTTTTTGTTTAACAAGATGCTTTGTTTTTTATATTTGCAAATTACAACGATGTGGACGGACATCTATAATTACATTTATGCTCAAATTGGGGGAAGGCCCGTCCGCCCGAACCCGATTTGGGCTTTTTTATTTTCATGAATTCATATGAACTGACCAGACGATGGTTTGATTTTGCATTTGAGAATCCAGAGGCAAAAGTTCAGCATACGGCTTTGTTTTGTTGGATTATTGAACTCAACAACCGTCTTGGTTGGAAAGAGCAATTTGGACTGCCTACAATTTCGACAATGGAAGGTTTATCCATTGGAAACAAAAAAACATATTTGGCCGCACTAAATGAACTTGAAAAGTGGGGATTTATTAAGATTATCAAGCTCAGCAAAAATCAATTTCAAGCGAATATTATTCAAATATGCCGTAGCAAAAAAGCCCCGGCATTGCAACCAGCATTAGATACGGCACTGCAACGGCACTGCAACGGCATTGCAACCGGCAGTGACCCTATAGATAAACAAGGAAACAATGAAACAAAGAAACAAGTAAACAATATTGCCAATCGACAAATCGAATTTTTTGAAGAACTGAAAAATCATACTGAAAAGTACGGCAAGGAAATGGTCCGAAAGTTTTACGATTATTGGTCTGAAAAAACAACAGACGGCCAAAAGATGAGGAAAGAAATGGAAAAAACATGGGAGACTGAAAAGAGATTGGCAAAATGGAAATCGAACAATTTTAATAACAACAATAAAAATCAAAATGAACAACCGGAATTCAAAAAATTCAAAGGATATGAAGATTGATGGTAAGATGCCTCCTCAGAATGTAGAATTGGAGGAAATTGTTTTAGGAGCATGTTTATTGGAAAAGCAAGGAATGGACATCGCAACCGAAATTTTAACAAAGGATTCCTTTTACAATCAAAATCATGCAACCATATTTGAGGCATCCAGAAATGTGTATTTGAGAAATGATCCTGTGGACATTATGACTGTTGTTCAAGAATTAAGAACTTTGGGCAAATTAAACGATGTCGGAGGACCCTACTTTGTCTCTCAATTAACTAACCGGGTAGCATCTTCGGCCAATACTGAATACCATTGCCGGATTATTCAGCAGAATTATCTTAAAAGACAACTAATATCAGAGTCAACAGGATTAATTGGCGAATGTTATGATGAGTCGACGGATGTTTTTGAACTTTATGATATGTTTTTAAAGAAATTAATGAATTTGGAAAGTGGAATTAATCAAGACAAAGTAAAATCTTTGTCCGAAATTAGCCATGAACAGATAAAATTGATGCAAAAAATCAGAGAAGGGGAGCAAAAATCGGGCATTAAAACCCCTTTCGAGGAACTTGATAAGATAATAGGCGGTTGGTATGGAGGTGAATTCTATATTTTTGCAGCAAGGCCGGGCATGGGAAAGTCTATTTTAGGAAAAGAAATTGCAATTGTTGGGGCAAAATTAGGCTTTAGTGCATTAATTGTAAACTTGGAGATGAATGATACTCAATCTTTCCATAGAATTGCCTCCGGAGAGTCTGATATTGCGCTTTGGAGATTTAGAAATGCTGAGTTGGAAGACTATCAATGGGATAGACTAAACCAAACTAATATGAATTTGCCCATATTCTTTCATAATGAGGGCAATATTAATATTGTCCGGATGTTTCGGATGACCAGAAAAATGATAAAGGAGAAGAATATTAAAATTTTAATTGTCGATTACCTGCAATTGATGGAGGGAAGTGGCGATGAGGGTACAAGAGAGCAAGAAATTAGCAAAATAAGCAGAGGTTTAAAGATGATTGCAAAGGAATTCAATATTCCGGTCATTGCATTTAGTCAATTATCCAGAAAAGTCGAGGAACGGCCGGGAAAGATTCCAATGTTGTCAGATTTAAGGGAGAGCGGATCACTTGAACAGGATGCGGATATTGTTGGTTTTATTCATAGACCAGAAAAGTATGGGTTGCCTTTAATAGTTGACGGACAAGAATATGACTCAACAGGCAAGGGAGTTGTTATTATCGCCAAAAATAGGCAGGGAAAAACAGGAGAAGTCATGTTTCAATTTGAGGAAAAAACTGCATCATTTAGAGATATGAATTATGAAAAACCAACTGCATTAACAAGTAATTTAAATTTTTAATAAATAAACAATGATTAAAGTAGGTGGTCAATTTTCTGGTGTTGGTGCTTTCGACCAAGCATTAAAAAGGCTTAATATTAAATATGAAAATATATATCAAGCAGAGTGGGATAAATATGCTAGGCAAACCTATTTACATAATTACGAAGAACCTATTTATTATGTAAAAGATGTGAATGATACTCCAAGCCAAGAAATAACTGAAAAATATGGCTCATTGGATATTGCTATGTTTTCGCCACCTTGCCAAGCATTTAGTTTGGCTGGTAAAAGATTAGGCAAGGAAGATAAGCGAGGTATTTTATTCTTCAACTCCCACGAATTTATCCAAGTGAACAAGCCACGTTATTTTATTTTCGAGAATGTCAAAGGATTGCTATCCGATGACGGTGGAAAGACATTTAGCGAATGGATAAATATGTTAGGCGGCAAATCAGTTAATGGCAATGCAGTTTTATTTCCTTACGAGGATTCAGTACCTTATCACATTTACTGGCAAGTATTGAATGCTAAAGATTATGGAGTTCCACAAAATAGGGAGCGTGTTTTTATTATTGGCATTAGAGATGATGAGGATAATACTTTTCAATTTCCAAAAGAAGAGTATCTTACCAAGCGATTAAAGGATGTATTGGAAGATGATGTTGATAGGAAATATTATTTAAGTGAGAAACTAATTAATGGATTTTTGGAACACAAAAAAAGACATGAAGAAAAAGGTAATGGATTTGGATTTAGTTTAAATGATATAAATAAACCAGCAAGAGCAATTAATACAAAAGAAGGAACAAGACATTGCGACAATTACATACAAGTCAAATCCGCTACCAAACAAGGCTACGAAATTGCCACCGATGGAGATTCTATTAATTTCAGTCAACCAAACTCTGAAACAAGGCGAGGTAGAGTAGGTAAGCAAGTGGCGCAAACTTTAGAAACGAGTTGCAATCAAGGTGTAATGGTTTATAATATAAAAAGATTAAATGAAACATTAAAAAAACACACATTACCGAAAGGAGAAGTAAGATTTGTTGATTCATATAATAAATCAATTCACGAAAATTCTGGTTGTATAAATGCAAGAATAAATGCTACAAATGATAGACATTTATGGGATGGATATAAAATCAGAAGACTGACCCCTCGGGAATGTTTCCGACTTATGGACTTTCCTGATTCGTTTACTTGGACTGTAAGTGATAGTCAAGCCTACAAACAAGCTGGAAACTCAATCGTAGTTAACGTATTATGTAAAATAATTAATAATTTAAAAATAAATAAACAATGACCTACTATCTTAATCAAAATCCTTTGACGCATGATATACCTTTCGAATACAATGGAAAAACCTATTTGTTCAGAAAACAATTTGAACCATATAGATTGACCTTAATTGGAACAATCGACAGATATGTTTTTGTCGGTAAAAAAAAGGAGATGACATCAATTCAATGGTCAATGTTTAGATCGGAGGCGATGAGTAAACTTATTTCTAAACCAACTCCTAAAGTATTTGACAAATAATTAAATTTGTGCATGAATCAAATTGTTTTTTTCGGTAATTCCCAATTCGAATTGGTCGAAAAAATGCAAGATTGGTTTACTTTGCAGGAACACATGAAAATGTGGATAA